ACCTGGTACTTAACAAAGAACTTTCATCAAGCCTGCAAAGCGATTGGCCGTCATCGGGAGTACGTTGAAACAGCGATTGAAAGGCAAGAGTCTTTTAGAGTTGCTTTGATTCGTATTCAGGAAAGAGCGGTTGATGATATTGAAGCAACGATCATTGATCGGGCTGCAAACGGCTGGCAAGAGGAAGTATATTTCAAAGGCGAATGCGTAGGATCGAGAACAGTTTATTCACCGCAGTTAGCCATGAAGGTGCTACAGGTCAAGCGGAAGTCCTGGCGCGAAATGGAAGATAACATTGATATCGCGGGGACGTTGAAACAAATCGTACACGGCATGGACATCTCGGTGCCAAACGTATTCCAGATCGAAGCACAACCAGCCGATGCTAACGGATAGGTGGTACACATTAAGACCGCACGAAGGCCAATCAAAATTGTTCCATTCAGGAGCGCGGTTTTTGGTTGCTGCCTGCGGACGAAGATCAGGAAAGACTGAGTTAGCGAAACGAAAAGGCGTTCAACTTAGTCTGGCGGTTCCAAGATCAAACGGAAGATTTATGTTTGCTGCTCCAACACGAGGACAAGCGAAGGAAATCTTCTGGGAAGATTTAAAGGCGTTAGTTCCTTCAGAGGGTATTGATACCGTTTACGAAGGAACTTGCACCATCAAACTTAAGAACGGAAATCGGATTCAAGTGGAGGGTCTTGATAGACCTCAGAGGATTGAGGGAAGTCCGCTCGATTGGATATGCGTGGATGAATGTGCTGACGTAAGAGAAACATCATTCAACAGACATATTCGACCAGCGTTAGATACGGTTGGCAGGCCGGGGGCGGCTTGGTTAATTGGAGTCCCCAGAGGTAGGGGCTACTTTTACAAGATGTTCCTAAAGGCTCAGGAAACGGCTAACGAAGATTGGGAAGGTTACTCCTGGCCGTCGTCCGATATCCTCCCCGCAGAAGTAATAGATGCTGCGCGGGCTGACCTTGATCCTCTGACTTTTGCTCAAGAGTATGAAGCAAACTTCTTAAACCCATCGGGTAGAGTTTACTATACTTTTGATCGAGGGGTTCACGCAAATAGAGCTTTAGCTTATGACGACAGATTCCCACTCATCTTCTGCTTTGACTTCAATGTCGATCCAGGGATTGCTTTGGTATGTCAAGATCGCCCATGCTCTGAGGATGCAACGGATACACAAGGGATCGTTACGCACTGTATTGGCGAAGTCTACATTGAGAACGATTCCAACACCGAAAGGGTGTGCAATAAATTAGTCGAATCCTGGGGCCACCATAAAGGAGCGGTAGAGATTTATGGGGATGCCTCGGGCGGCGCAAGAAGATCATCTGCAACAACCGGCACAGACTGGGACATTGTTAAAGAAGTCCTGAAGTCAGCGGGTTTGCAGGTCAAGATGAGGGTTCCCCGAAAGAACCCATTAGTTAAGAGTCGTGTTAATGCTATGAACAGAAGAATCCTCTCAGGCGCTTCTTATGTTCAGTACGGAGATCAAATCCAAATAGATCCTTCAACCGCAAAGCCCAGAATACTGGTAGACCCTTTCACATGCACACACTTAATTAACGATTTAGAGGGCGTGTCAGTTATACCTGGTTCTGCGGGAGAGATAGATAAGAAGAGTGATCCGAGCTTAACGCATATTAGTGACGCACTTGGTTATTTTGTCCATCATAGGTATCCACTGAAGGTAGTAAAGACTTCATGGTCACATTAATTTTGTAGGATGCGTGGAGTTTCTGGTTCATCGTTGGTTTCTTTTAGGAATGGGTCGGTCCTATGCTCGCGCTGTGACACCTCGCGTTTGTTCTTTGCAAAGTGCAATACTCCACGCATCTTACTTTTAACCCCACCATAGTTGAATGCCTAATAACGACGGAGAATTTAGAGGGGCTACAACGGCTCAGATAGAGTTCTTGAAAGATCAGCTTCGAGATATTCGGTCTGACATGAAAGAGATTGTAGCTGTGTTATCCGATCTTAAAGACTTTAAAACAAAGGTACTAGCCTACGCAGGTTTGGCTGCCGCAGCCGCTACTTTTGGTATCCAGTTTATAATGGATAAAGTAGGAGGATAGGATGTATAGCCCCCAGAAGCAACGAGTGAGCATAGTGCAACGAGTGTTTCAGATATTGGGGTTCGGTTCCAAAGGTACTTGTAAAAGCTCTATTACTGAGACTATTGAGCGTGTTGATAGCATGGAAAAGCGGATGGAAAACATAGAAGCAGTTACAATGAGTTGGTCGATGGACGAACTCACAGACGAACAAAAGAAAGACATGGGTTTAATAGACTAATGTGGGGTTGGATCAAACCACTATTAGGGTTCTTAATCCCGTTCCTATTTAAGAAGAAGGAAGTCAGTGCGACATCATCTACTAGGGTTTCTCGTGATCTGCGTGACAAGTTTAGGGCTTACGTCTTGCGGTCTAACAGAAAATCCAAGAGTGGTTCTGGTACCTCCGATAACGATGGTGGATGGGACACCTACGAATCTGATTAAGATTGGCCCCGGTGTTACAGGCCGCATCTATATTAAGGTCGAAGATAAATGGGTTCTTTCGGACAACGCAGTAGTTATTCCCGAGGGCTGGTTTGCAGCGCCTCTTGATGTGGACGACCAGTAATTGTACGAGTATTCTGCAAAGGTCGTTAAAGTTTATGACGGCGACACGATTACTGTAGATGTTGATCTAGGGTTTGGCGTTTGGATGCACAAACAAAAGATCCGTTTAGTAGGAATCAATACTCCTGAAGTTAGAGGCGAAGAAAGAGAAGAGGGGCTTAAGTCCCGCGATTGGCTGCGAGAGAAGATTCTCGATAAACAGATTACGTTGCGGACAGCGAAAGATCGTAAAGGTAAATACGGGCGCTGGCTCGGCGCGGTTATTTTGCATAGTACGAATATAAACCAAGAAATGATTTCTCTAGGGCTCGCTGAAAAGTATGTCACTAAAACCTGACATGGAACCCATCAGAGTAATCTGCATTGTTGGAGGTAAAGAGTGGCTTATAACCGTAAAACCAAATCCTCGAAGCAAGCGCGATATCTCCTCTCAGGAGGTTCACCACTTACTTCCAAACAGAAACGCAAGCTCAAGGGAGAGCTTAAGTCTGGTAAAGTCAAGATCAAAAGGAAACGCAAATGATTAGTTCACTGTGGGGATCACTCAAAGGGTTACTAGGGTCAAAGAAGTTTGTCGCTGGTATTGCAGGCGTCGTCGTCGGCCTTGCTGCTAAACTGGGGTTGGATCTCCAGACAGATGAAATCATCGCCATCCTTTCGCCCCTGATGGTGGCGATTACCGGCCAAGCGGTTGCGGATGCTGGTAAGGAAAAGGCGAAGTTAACTAACGGTTCCTAGAGGTTGTAATGAGCCCCCAAGCACAGAATTTTGATAGCTACGGTTCTTTCATAAGAACCTTAGACACCAAAACAAATCAGATCCCCGATCAGGGTCCAGGTACTCCGTCTATCCCTTACGTGGAGATGGATGAGAAGTGGGGCCTGATTTCTGATTTGATTGGGGGCACTGGCGATATGCGGAATGCTGGTGAGGCTTGGCTTCCCCGTGAGGAGCGCGAGAGCTTTATTCAGTATCGTGCAAGATTAGGCCGCAGTTACCTGTATAATGCTTATGCTAATACTGTGGACCGTGTAGTAGCAAAACCTTTTAGTAAGAACGTAATATTAAAAGGTGAAGAGGATCTTCCCGAGCAGCTTGCGTTTCTGGAAACGGATGCAGATGGGCAAGGAGGGGACATCACGCAGGTTGCTCGGGAAGTTTTCGAGTTAGGAGTAGCCTATGGGATATCCTATATCTTTGTGGACTACCCCTACGTTGAGGGTATCAACCTTGCCACTCAGCGACAGCAGAAGGTGCATCCTTATTTCGTAGTGATCCATCCGCGTGATTTAATTGGTTGGCGCACTGAAAAGAACGAGGCAACTGGTCAACCTGAAGTCGTGGATGTACGGATTAAGGAAGAGTTAATTGTTCCTGACGGTGAGTACGGAGAAGTAAAGAAAGAAGTAGTTTTCTGTTTTCGTGGGAACGGTACTTGGACTCGTTATCTGTACGAGGACCAGGACGAGGCTTGGACCGTTCATAGCGAAGGGACGCACACTTATCCTGGTGTTCCTTTGATTCCCTTCTATACGCATAAAATGGGGCCGATGCTGGCCGAGCCTGCCCTGATGGATTTGGCGTGG